TTTAGCCTTATAAAGCCTCAGCTTGATGCTAATCATAAGAGGTGGGAAAATAGCAAAAAAGGAGGTAGGCCAAACCAAACTAAAACCAAACTTAAACCAAAACGAAACCAAAAGCAAACCAAACCTAAACCTAATGTAAATGTTAATGTTAATGTAAATGATAATGTTAATGAAAATATATATAGGAAGTTTGCACACCTACACATTAATTTAAATGATTATGAAAAATTAATTAATGAGTATGGTAGTGAAAAAGTAATTGATATTTTAGATCAAATTGAAAATTATAAAGGAAACACTAAATATAAAAACTTATACTTAACAGCTAAGAATTGGTTAAAAAGAGATAACTTAAATACAGATAAAAATGAAAAAAAACGAGCTAGCGATTTTGACAAAAAACGCACCTTTGGAATTAGTTTATAGTAGAAATTATAGAGATCGAAGAATAAAGCATTTAGATAGCCCTGATAAGATAATAGAGCTAGTAAATTACCTTTATGTATTACTTAATGTTAAAAAGGATAATCAGCTTAATGAATTAGAGGAAAGTGTACTCAATGGAGTGATATTAAAAAATTTTAGTAATTTTAGCACAGATGAAATAAAACATGCCTTTAGATTAGCAGTAGCTGGAGAGTTAGGAATAGAGATGTTTCAAAAATTAGATGCTATTACTTTTGGAAAAGTATTAACAGCATATAAAACATATAAAGCCAAGAAGATAAAAAATTTTAAGAATATAAATATGAATGAAGAAAAAAAACCAACACAAGAGGAAATCAATGAAATAGAGCAACAATTTATTAAAAATTGTATAAATCCTTATGTAGAAGAAAGAAAAACTATGAAAGAGCCTAAAATTGATTGGGCTACCTATTCTATATTTAATCATTTTTGGAATCTTAAATATATTAAGCTTACAAAAACTGATATAAAAAAATATAAAAAGGAGGCTCAGAAATATTGGGAAGCAGATCTTAAAAAAAGAAGAACAGCAGGAGAAAGAGTTAGCTTAGATGAATTAATGAGTCAGCGCACAGCTAAAATGTATGCCTCATGCGTAGCATTATATTACAAAATGGATGATATACTTAAACATATAGAAATTGAAGTTAAAGGCTGGGACAATAAGCTATAAAACAGAGGCAGAGCTGCAAACATTTGTTGTAAATTATATTAAAAGACGTTGGCCTTATGTTAGATATTGTGCTAGCTTAGGAGGACAATACCAAAAGCACATAAGCCAAAGAAAAAAAGCAAAGGCTACAGGATATGTTGCAGGATTTCCTGATTTGCAAATATGTGCAGCAAGAGGTGGCTATTTTGGCCTTTTTATAGAAATCAAACTTAATAAAAATTGTTACCCTAGTCAATTACAGAAACAATGGGTAAATGATTTAATGGACAGAGGCTATTTAGCTGTAGTATGTAAAGGTTATGATGAATGTATAGAAACACTTGAAAATTATTTTTTAAACGATAGAACACATGGCAAAATACACTAAACCAAAAACAAAAACTAAAACAAAGCCTAAAACAAAAAAAAAATGAAACTAAAGAAAATTATTAAGGAAATAGGTAAGGGTATTATACCAGCTTTACCTTTTGGTAATGTAATTACTGAAATACAAAACAATATTAGAGAAGATGGTTTTACTGCTCCTGGCGTAGTTAATTGGCCTAAAATGATAATGTACATTATAACAGGGCTTATAGTAGCAGCTAGATTGTTAGGAGTTATTTCTAATGATGATGTAATGACACTAATTGATACATTAAAAACTATATGACAATAACACTACCAGCAGGATTAGAAGCTATTGCAACTCGAGCTGATGGAACATTAAAGCTAACATTTGGTACACCTGAATTAGATAGCTCTAAATGTGCTGAGCTATTTGATTACAGAAGAAAGGAAGTACTATTATTATTATCTACAGGTGATATAAGCGATGAGCAAAAGAATGTTATTGAGCAAACTACTAAAGAGCTTAAAGACATTAGAAGTAAAACTCATAGCCAAAGATTAAGAGAGGCATTGTATTTGTTACATCAGCAAGAGAATAGTTTGCTTACATTTAAAGAATACTATAAGCAGAAGATGGAAAACTTAATTAACATAGTATTAGATAAGTTAAATGCCTAGCATACCAAAGGGAAATAGAAAAACATTTGCAGTCAAGGCAAGGAGTACATTTGTTAAGGATAAGCAGAGAGCCTTTGTTAGTATGGATAAGAGTAACAGCCACATCTATAAGAGCAGACAATGGCGCAAGATAAGACAGATGATACTACACAGACAGCCTATATGTGTTATGTGTGAACAGAAAAATAAATATATAACAGCTAATACTATTGATCATATTCTACCTATTAATAAAGGTGGTGCTGTATGGTCAATTGATAACCTACAAGCCTTATGTGCTAGTTGTCACAATAAAAAGAGTGCAAGAGATAAATAGATATAGGGAGGGGTACTTAAATATCTAGCGTGATATGCCTGTAGACCGCCGCTCCCAAAAACTCTGTGTGTACGTGCAAAAATAGAAACTTTGTAAACCCTTGCTATCATTGAGATTGCGAGATATTGTCAAATATATATGATTCATGTTGAATTTGCTTTAATAAAAGGTTTTTGTATAGGCCTTACAATTGATGAAGTTGAGGAAGTTGATGTAATAGAGTTGCGTATGTTTTTTTTAGTTTTATACATAGGAATAATATTTGACAATGGGTAAAGGAAGGCCACCAAAACCAACAGCTCTAAAGCGAATGGCTGGCACAGATCAGCCTTGCAGAGTAAACGAGAATGAGATGCAAGTTAGTTTGCTTGCTAACATTCCTGATGCACCTATGCAGTTAAGCGAATACGGACAGCGCGAGTATGAGATAGTTTGCACAGAGCTACACAGCAAGAGGATGCTGCATTTAGTAGACTTATCTTTAGTTACAGCTTACGCTAATGAGATGGGCTTGTATGTAGAAATGGAACAAAAGCTAAAAACACTAGGGCGAATAGATGAATTTTATAATGAAGATGGTGCGCTAACTAAAAGACAAGCAAAGCCTGAGCAGAGAATAGCAAACGATGCCCTAGCTAAAGCATTAAAAATAGCTTGTCAATTTGGGCTTACTCCATCAGCTAGAACTAGAATAAACGCTCCTGAGATTGTAGATAATACTTTTAAATTATGAGTAAATACTATTTTGATGAGGAAACAGCTAACAAGGCTGTTAAGTTTATAGAAACACATCTAACACATACAAAGGGCGAGCTTGCAAAAAAGCCTTTTATACTTCAGGAATACCAAAAAGAACAAATCATAAAGCCTTTATTTGGTTGGAAAAATAAGGAAGATGATAGCAGAAAATATAGAACAGCTTTTATTTTTTTACCTAGAAAAAATGGAAAGAGTACACTTGCAGCTGCAATTATTTTAACATTGTTGTACTTAGATAATGAGTATGGTGCTGAGTATTACAGCGCAGCAAATGACAAAGAGCAAGCTAAGATTGTTTATAGTGTGGTGGCTGACATGGTGCGAAACAATCCTAAACTAGAAAGCTATGTTGAAATATTTAAAAATAGTATAGTTTACAATGCACAAGGATCATTTTATAAGGCCATAAGTAGAGAAACAAGCACCAAACATGGCTTTAATACTAGCGCATTTATATACGATGAGCTACATGGGATGCGTGATGATGGTACTGAGAATCTTTGGCAAGTATTAGAAACAAGTACAGGAGCAAGAAAAAGCCCTCTTTCTATAGCTATTACTACAGCTGGATTTGACAAATTTAGTGCTTGCTATAGGATGTATGATTATGCTAAAAAAGTTAAAGAGGGTAGCATAACAGATGAACAATTTTTACCTGTAATTTTTGAAGCTGATGAAGATGATGATATCGAAAATCCTGAAACTTGGGCAAAAGCAAATCCTGGATTAGACGTATCTTTAAAGCGTTCATATATGGAGCGTGAAGTTAAAAAGGCATTAGTACAGCCTAGTTATACTAATTTGTTTAAACGACTTCATCTAAACTTATGGACTGGATCGCAGACCGCTTGGCTTGCAGATTCAGATATATTAGCCTGTGATGATACTATAAGTGAGGAGGTGTTATTAAATAGCCCTTGTTATGGTGGATTAGATTTAGCCTCTGTTAGAGATTTAACAAGTTTAGTTTTAGTTTGGAGAATAGGGGAAAAAATTATCTGTAAACATTGGACTTTTATACCTGAAGATAAATTTGAGGGTAGAACAGGGGGAAAAGATGGCGTAAATTATAATCAATTTGCTGATTATTTAGAGATAACTCAGGGTAATGTTACAGATTATAACTATGTGAAAGCTAAAATATTTGAGCTTTGTGAGAAGTATAAGGTGCAAAGTATAGCATTTGATAGGTGGAATAGTAGCCAATTAGTGATCGAATGTATAGAGGAGGGTGTTAAAATGAGTGCTTTTGGTATGGGTTATAAGTCATTAAGCCCAGCTGCAAAAGAAATAGAAAGCAAAGTAATGACAGGAGATTTTATTTATTTTAATGATCCTGTTGTTAGGTGGCAGTTTGCAAATGTGCAACTTGAAACCGATCCAGCTGGAAATATTAAACCAAACAAGGCTAAAAGCTCTGATAAAATAGATACAATTATGGCTTTATGTATGGCAGTAGGAGAAGAAATGTATAGTGAGCAACCTGTAGTTAGTAAATACAAGCGTGATAATAAAGGGTTTTTCACTATTTAGCTATTGCTTTATAGTGAAAATATTTGTAAATTGCAAAAAAATTATATTTAATGGGATTTTTTGACAGATTCAGAGCTAAGAAAACAGCGCCTGAAAAGCGTAATTTTATAGATTATGCTCTTGGATTTAGTGGTAAAAACGTATTAGTAAACGCAGAAACTAGCTTAACTTTTAGTGCTGTATATGCAGCTGTTAGAGTTATAAGCGAAACAATAAGTCAACTGCCATTTTGTTTATACAAAGTTACAGATAATGGTAGAGAAAAATTTTATGAGAATCCTTTGTATATATTGGCAAATAGTGAGCCAAACGCAATACAAACAAAATATATTTTTTTTGAAACTTTTATTAATACGCTCTTATTGTATGGTAATGCTTATGCACACATACAAAGAAATCAAAGAGGCTTGCCAATAGCTTTACATCTTATACATCCTGACGATGTAAAAGTGCATTTTAAAGATAACAATCTAATTTATGAAGTAAAAGAACAGGGCAATTATGATAGCTCTGATATGATACACATACCTGATATGGCTTTAGATGGTATTGTAGGTCAAAGCAGAATAAAAGCAGCTAAAGATAATATTGCTTTAGGTATAGCAGCACAAACTTACGGAAAAGAATTTTTTGAAAGTGGTGCAAAGGTTGGAGGTGTTTTACATCATCCAGGACAATTAGGCGCTGATGCTATGAAGTCATTAAGTGAACAATGGCACAGAACTTATCATAGTGGTTATGGTGGCTCTTTTAAAACAGCAGTTTTAGAGGAGGGAATGACCTACAAGCCAATTCAACTTAGACCTGATGAGGCGCAGTTTTTAGCTACTCGTAAATTCAGTATTTTAGAAATAGCTCGTATTTTTAGAGTGCCACCACATCTATTAGCAGACTTAGACAGAGCCACATTTAGTAACATAGAACATCAGGCATTAGAATATTTAAACTTTTGTATAACACCTATGCTTAAAAAAATTGAGCAGGAGTTTAACAAAAAGTTATTATTTGAAAACGAAAAAGGCACATCTTATTTTGAATTTAACACTACTGCATTGTTAAGAGGTGATAGCAAAGCTAGAGCTGAGTATTATGCAAAGCTGTTTAGTATAGGTGCAATTAGCCCTAACGAGATAAGACGCAAAGAAAATATGAATGATACAGATGATGGAGATAAGTATTATGTGCCTATGAATATGCTAGCAACAAATGTAAAGCAAGCAGATGGCGCTGAGTGATATTAATACCACACCTACAAAAGGAATGATAGCTGAGGCAAAAAAAGGCTTAGCTTGGCGTAAAGAATTTGGTAGAGGTGGGACACAGGTTGGAGTGTCAAGAGCAAGAGATATAGTAAATGGTAAAAAATTATCTATATCATCAATAAAACGGATGTTTAGTTTTTTTAGCAGACATGAAAAATCTAGTAAAAACGGCAAAGGTTTTAAACAAGGACAAAAAGGCTACCCATCAGCTGGGCGAATTGCTTGGGCTTTATGGGGTGGCGATGCAGGTTTTTCCTGGAGCAGAAAAAAAGTAAATGAAATAAAAAAAGAAGAAGATAGAAACATGAGCAAAGACTTAGAAATTAGACAATTTGACTGCTCTGAGCTAAGAGCAGAAAGAACAGAGCAAGGCGATACTATTGTAAGAGGCTATGCTGCTGTATTTGACCAACTAAGCGAAGATTTGGGAGGTTTTAAAGAAAAGATAAATAATAGAGCATTTGATAAGGTACTAGATAATGATGTAGTGGCTTTATTAAATCATGATAATAATATTGTATTTGGTAGAACAAGCTCAGGCACACTAAAACTATCTGTAGATGAGAGAGGCTTAGTGTCTGAAATAAAAATGCCAAACACACAAGCTGCAAAAGACACCATTGAACTTATGGAACGAGGGGACATTTCTAAAATGAGTTTTGGGTTTTATGTAGATAAAGATAAATGGGTTGAAGATAGCAAAGGTTTTGTTAGAGAAGTCAAGGAGGTAAAAAGGTTAGTAGATGTTAGCCTTGTTACTAGGCCAGCTTATCCACAAACTAGCGCTGCTGTCCGATCTTTAGACCATCATAAAGAAATAACAAAGGACAATGTTAAAACTCGAAAGAGTAAGTTAAAACTATTAAAATTAAAAAAGTGAACAAAACTTTAAAGCAACTAAGAGAAGAGCGTCAAGT